ACAAACACACATTGTAAACTAGGATTTTTATTCGAAAAATGGCTAGAAATAGGACTGATAGTAAGGAAAGCGCAGCAGCTATTATGAAAGCTGGCGCACAGCCTGTACACGTACCAAGCAACACTCCTTTAGACAAAAGTGACCTACCTTTTTTTCACAATGTGATAAACGAATTTGCTAGAAGTCAGTGGACACAACACGCGCTAGAAATTGCTGCAATGATGGCTCGAACTATGGCTGATCTTAATACTGAGCAGCAAGCTCTACGCTCTGAGGGCTACATTACTACCCGTCAAAACGGCACAAGTGTTGAAAATCCTAGAGTTAGGATCGTTAAAAGCCTAACCGGAGATCTGCTTTCATTGCGTAGATCGTTAGGCGTCAACGCGCGTGCGCGCGAAGAGCAACACGTAGCCAACAAGAAAACGGCCATAGCAAAGGGCATAGAGGCTAACAATGTTTTAGATGATGGTCTTATTGCAAGGCCACAGTGACTAGAGGTCAAAAGGTTTGCAAATTTATTGAGCGCTATTGCTTAATTCCGGAAGGTGAGCACGTTGGTAAGCCTATGAAGCTTATGCCGTTCCAGCGTAAGTTTATTCTAGATGTTTATGACAACCCTACCGGAACTAGTCGCGCCTATCTAAGTGTCGCAAGAAAAAACGGTAAGTCAGCGTTGATCGCTGCTATTGTGCTTGCTCACTTGGTTGGGAGTGAAGCAAAACAAAACAGTCAGATAATATCTGGCGCTAGATCACGGGATCAGGCGTCACTGGTTTATAAACTTGCTGAGAAAATGGTAAGGCTTAATCCTGAGCTTTTTAAAATAGTAAGAATTGTACCGTCACAAAAAACGCTGTTAGGCTTAATCTGTAACGTAGAGTATAGGGCTATCTCAGCTGAAGCTAATACTGCACACGGGCTTTCGCCTATCTTAGCAATATTAGACGAACTTGGTCAGGTGAGAGGAAATCAAGACAGCTTTGTAGAGGCGATAGAGACAGCACAAGGAGCGCATGAAAAGCCCCTACTCATTGCTATCTCTACACAGTCTGCAACTGACGGAGATTTATTTTCGCAGTGGCTTGATGATGCTGCAAATGCAAAAGATCCTAGAATAGTCAGCCATGTCTACAGCGCCCCGGCAGAATGTGACTTGTCAGATCGCAAGGCATGGAAAGCGGCAAACCCAGCGCTTGGAAAGTTTAGGTCTGTTGCAGATATAAAAGATTTTGCAAAGCAAGCTGAAAGACTACCAGCTAAAGCTAACAGTTTTCGGTGGTTATATTTAAATCAACGCATAGAGGCACAAAGTCCATTTCTATCTAGAGCAGAATGGCAAGCTAACAAAATTGCTCCTAGTCATAAACCAGATGATATTTGCTATGCTGGTTTAGACTTGTCAGCTAGTCGTGACTTAACTGCTTTAGTTTTAGTCTTTCCTCGCGGTGAAAGTTTTGACGTTGTGCCTCACTTCTGGTTGCCGGAAGATGGATTAAGAGACAAGTCGCAAAGCGAGAAAGTGCCATATGATTTATGGGCAAAGCAAGGGTTTTTGCACACTATTGAAGGCGCTGTAATACAGCCAGAAATTATTGCTAGGTTTGTCGCTGAGGTTGCAGAGACATATGATCTACAACTGTTAGCCTTTGACCGCTGGCGTATTAATGATTTTAAGCGAGAGCTTGACGCGATTGGTGCTGACATTCCTATGATCTCACACGGTCAGGGCTTCAAGGATATGTCACCAGCAATTGAAAAGCTTGAGCGTCTGGTAGTTGATCGGAAGTTAAATCACGGGGATCACCCTATTTTAAACATGTGTGCAGCTGGCGCAGTGGCTACCTCTGACCCAGCTGGCAACAGAAAACTTCACAAAGCAAAGAGCTATTCAAAGATTGACGGTCTTGTTGCTTTGGCAATGGCACTTGGCGCAATCGGAAAAATTGAACAAAATCAACAGGTTAGCGCCTGGGATGACCCTAATTTTAAACTGGCGGTGTAAGTATGGGAATATTTGACAGCTTTAAAAAAGTAGAAGCTAGAAGTTTAGAAAATCCAAATACGCCTTTTACTGGCAATAACTTTTTTGATTTAATTGGTTTTGGAAATACTAACTCTACTGCTGGCGTTGATGTTAATATAGATAACGCTCTAGGCGTTCCGTCAATTTGGGCAGCTGTAAATTTTATCTCTGGCACTCTAGCTAGTTTGCCTCTTGAGGTTTTCCGTAACGGAGAAAAACAAACAACGGGTATAGGCGCATGGATGAATCGCGCTGTAAATCCAACTACTTCTAGTTTTCATTGGCGCAAATATTCTTTTGAGCAAGTCCTTACTGGTGGTAGATCCGTTACGTTAATCGTCCGTAATCAGCGTAATGATGTAACTGATTTAGTGCCAATAGATCCGGCTGATATAACCGTTATTGAGACAAAGGATGATAATGGTTTTTTAAGTCGCGCTTACAGAACATCATCACAAACTTACTCAGCTGCTGAGGTGCTTGATTTTACCTATATGACCAAGCACAACAATCTAGATATTCGCTCCCCTATAATTACTAACAAGGACATTGTTGGTCTAGCAATCGCAGCTACTCGCTATGGATCAAAAGCTTTCCAAAGTGGCGGTATTCCTCCTATGAGCCTTCAAGGAAGTTTCCAAAGTGGAGCAGCTGCACAAAGAGCGTCAGAAGATGTTGCAGCGGCAACAGCAAAACTAGCAAAGGAAGGTAGGCAAGTATTAGCCTTACCAGCTGGACATGAATTAAAGGCGGTTGGCTTTAGTCCATCTGAAATGCAACTGATTGAACTACAGAGATTTTTACTTGAGCAGATTGCACGTATCTACAGCTTACCGCCTGTTTTCCTACAAGATCTTTCTAACGGCACATTCAGCAACAATGAGCAACAAGATCTGCATTTTGTTAAACACACGCTTAGGCGCTGGATAGAGCAAACAGAACAGGAAATGAATTTAAAGCTTTTTGGGCGTGAGAGTGATATGGAAGTTCGCTACAATGTGGACAGCCTGTTACGCGGTGATCTCAAAACCCGTATGGAAGCACACGCAGCGGCCATACAAAACGCTGTTAAAACACCTAATGAAGTTCGTGAGATTGAAGGGCTAGCTGCAAAGGCCGCTGGTGATGATTTGTTAATCCAAGGCGCGACAATACCAATCGCTACACAGTCAGTCAATTTCGATGGTTAAGCCTACTGAGGGGATGCGTCAGGAAGCAAGGCGCGGTCTTGAGTGGCGTAGAGAGTTTAACAGAGGCGGTACAGCTGTAGGCGTAGCTAGAGCGCGAGATATTGCAAACAATAGGGATCTTTCTCTTAGCACGATTAGGAGAATGAAAAGCTACTTCGCAAGGCATGAAGTAGACAAACAAGGCGAGGGATTTAGTCGGGGCGAAAAAGGCTATCCGTCAGCTGGGAGAATAGCATGGGCTTTGTGGGGCGGTGACGCTGGAAAAGCTTTCGCAAATAGATACTCAGACAGTGAGGAAAATAAAAGCATGGAAGATAGAGCAGCACCAGACGGAGTTAAAGTCGGAGATTTTGTCAGCTGGAATAGTTCGGGTGGCAGAGCTTACGGTAAAGTAAGGCGCATTGTCAGAGACGGTACGTTAAACGTGCCAGATACTGATTTTACACTTAATGCGACAGAAGATGACCCAGCGGCATTAATCATGCTCTATCGCGAGGGCGATGACGGTTATGCTCCTACCGGACAGCTTGTCGGTCACAAATTTTCAACACTTACGGTTGTCGCTGAAAGATTAGACGATGAAGATGTTGAAGAAAGTATGCATGGCAAGAAAAAGAAAAAACATAAAAACAAATACAGGGAGTCACGTCCATCATCTAGCCTAGAGGTCAGAGAGGCTGAGGACGGCACTGTAGCGGTTGAAGGTTATGCAGCAGTCTTTGACAGCCCAACTGTAATAGCTGGTAAGTGGCAAGAGCAGATCGCTAGAGGCGCATTTACTGAGGCGGTAGATCGTGATGATGTTGTTTTTCTAATTAACCACACTGGTTTGCCACTAGCGCGTACCCGTTCCGGTACGCTAGAATTATCTGAGGATGAAAGAGGGCTAAAAGTAAGAGCTAATCTTGATCCTTCAGATCCTGATGTTCGGTCAATACTCCCTAAAATGAAACGGGGTGACTTGGACAAAATGTCGTTTGCTTTCGTACCAACACAGCAAGAATGGAACGATGAAGGTGAAATGCCTACTCGTACCATAACACGCGCTGATTTGCACGATGTAAGCATTGTAACAACCCCAGCATACGAGGAAACTTCAATTGGTCTTAGAAGTGGAATTGACGCGCTGGAGGAGTACAGAAAAGCGCGACACGCAAAACGCAGACATCACAGCGTCATTAGACGTTTAAAGATGAAAGCAAAATTTCTCCCTAAATAGAAAGGATCTCTAATGTCTGAGATAAAAACTTTGCGTGAGAAAATGGCGAATATCGCCACAGAAGCGCGTAAGAAACT